CTCGGCTTGGAGCTGTGCTATTTCTTCGTCTGTTATGTCGGCTGGTTCGCGGTCGTCATCGTCCGGGTCCTCAAAGAGCATCGGAAAGAAGTCTTTGACGGTCTTGCCTTTGCTATCTCGCATGGTGTGCATTGCAGCGAACACGGCTTCGGCGATGAGTTGGTCACGCAACCTGCCCCGTCTGCGGTAGCCTCGGATGATGCGCAGCACTTCCCAATAACTCAGTTCATACAGGAACTCATGCGGACTGATACCTATCTCGCCCACGACCAGTTGGTAGATGTCGCGGGCGGTGGTTAGTTTTTTCCCTTGCTTCCTTTCCCTTTGGTCTTCGGTTCGTCACCGGGCAGCAGTTTATAGAACGAGCCGTAGAGCAAAATCACGGCTCCGGCTGCCTCGTAGAGTTCGGTCGGACTGTTGGAGAAGAGCAGGTCTTCGTCCGTGATCGGGCACTCCTCGCCTTTGCTCTTGTAGTAGGCGATTGCAGCGGCAAGGATGAGATAGATGCACTTCTCGATGTCCGGCTGTGCGGTGGCATCGCATTTGCTGAGTGCATCGAGTTTCTTTGCGGTTTCCTGAATAAAGACAGAAGCGTTTTCGCCATCAGTTAATTTGGCGAAGTTAATCTCGGTGGCGTAGCAGTAACATAGTGTCACTTCTTTGCCATTGATGGTGGTTGTTTTTGTTTCCATGTTTCGTGATAAAATGAGCCGTCCGCTGCGCTGGTGAAACATGGAACACCAGACACAGGGGCGACTCGGTTAGTGATTTACGATTCCGCAGGGTCTTCGCCAACTGTGTAATTTCCATAACCGTTCAAGGTCATGGACCAGTCGGAGTTCTGACGGTTCGGGTTGTTGTTCTGAAGGTTGGTGATGATCGCATCGCCTGATACGATGACACCGAGTTTGGTTCGGTTGTTCGGGCCGCCGACATTTGCAATCTCGAAGTGAATCGGTTGCATTGCATCCTTCAGGTCTTCGAGGTCGGCAAAGGTCTTGCCTTGTACGGTAGATGTGATGGTCTCGCCGCTGCGCACAAGTGCCGAAGTCGAGATGTCGAATGACAAGCCTGTCGGTTCTTGTACCTGCCATGTTCCTTCGGTGTCTTTGGTCGTTGCATCCTCCAGCGAGATTGACACGTGCATACTGAGCTGCTTGCAGGCCGCCAAGATGGCGTTTGCTTCGCTCGATGTCGTGTTGCCGAAGAAGATACGGACGAACTGACCACGGGTGAAGGTGTTGTTCGGAGTGTACACATCCACAGCCACCGTCCCTGCCAATTTCTCCAACTCTCCCGTTCCTTGGAACTGGATAGACTTGGATGCTACTTCACGGTCGTTGAATTGCAGGGTAAGATCGTTCAGGTACGCTTTGCCACGGCGTGCAAACGTAGCACCGAGTGCGGTCTGGTTGTCGGATGTGCTCACCTCATCGTACAAAATCGTGAACGGCTCCATGTTCTTGATGGCGGTGAGGAATGCTGCAGCATCTGTCACTTCCAGCGTCTCAACGGAAATCTGCCAAGACTGGCTCGTAGCGGTAGGCATTGCAGCCGCACCAACTACATCCTTCGATGAACTATCGTCGGTATTGACGGTGTGCGTAACGGAGCAGCTGGTCGATTTCGCCACACAACGGAACTTGGAGAGAGTCGGGTCATAAATCAGCGCACGAACATTTTGTCCTTTTAATGTTGCCATTGCTATTACGTTTTGATTGTTTACGATTCAGATGGTTCAATCACGTCCATGTCGCACTGATAGTGGAGCGTGTCGTAGTAGCAGGGCTTTGTCCAATCCCACGCGATGCCGTCAGAGGTGAGGGCGGTGAGATAGGGCGCGTCAGTCAGCGACTCGACATGCTGCCCGATGGCTTGCCGAACCAGTCGGCGGAGTCGTTTGACATCTGCCGGGCTGTTGGCGGAGATAATCACGGAGACCGCCACATTATCCATGTCGCCTTCCCACACATTGTCCTTGGTGCCCTGCTCGTTTTGCAGTTGCTCCTCGGCGATGATGATGTAGGGCAGCGGCATGTTGTCGTCGTCGGTCGGCGGCACCTCGATACAGGTCGAGTGAATACGTCCACCTGTTTCGGTTTGCAGCGTTTGGTTGGCGGTGATGGCCTCGTAGATTATTTCGTCAAGTTCTTTTGCCATGTTCTATCAGTTTTGACATTTCGGTGTTGCTTTGGATGCGGGCAGGGCTTTCACCTCCTGCCCGACACCCTTGGCGATTTAGGATTCGGAGGGCAGCTCAACTTTGTAGAGCGCGAACGCTTGGGTCACATAGTTGTCGCCTACCTTGGTGCCACCGTTGATGTAGATGGACAGGTCGGTCATAGACCAAGCCGTGTTCAGTACGAGACGGGTGACGTTCTTGTCAGCGAGCGTGATCGGGTCGAT